CCCCGTCTCGTTATCCGCACCCAGAATCTCATCCACCAGCAATGAGGCATTGCTGAGGAGCATTGATAGCTGGGTGGAGTCGAGTTCGAAGGTGTAGCGCTGGTTTACTGATGGTGATGCAGGAATGCGGTCGAGGATATCCTTGTAGGCTTTGCCAATGCGTTTCATTCGCCTGGCGAACTCGTTCATTGCTCCGCGCTCAAGGCGGTCAGCGCCTGTCGGGTCTTTAAGGTTTCCGGGTAGTATCGGTGATTTCGCTTTCTTCTTCGTCATCATCTATCTCCGGAAGTGGTTCAGGTGAACCCTCATACCCGGCAGCCACACGAATCTCTTCACCAGTAAATACCTGCTCGCCTGTTGCTAATGATGCGCTGTTTATCTGCGACATCTTCTGCGCGGCATCCAGTTTTTCACTATCGCTTTGCGCATTAAGGTCGTCCCAAATAACTGTTTTATGGCCTATCGGGTCGATAATGCCGAGGTTAATCAACTTGTCGCAGAAGTCCTCAATCTCGAATGACAATTCGCCTCGTCGGGACTGGCAGCGAGCATTGAAGTACTTCTGGTCCTCTGTGCTGGAACGCTCGGCCTGCTGATTACCTACGAGAATGCGAGTCGGAATATCTATGCCAGCGGAAGCTGTCTGGAGGTTAACGTCGTAGGTTGCTGTTGGGTCTGCTACGGCAGTGACAAGTGGTGTAACTGTCGCACCCTGCGTGGTCATTAACACGTCGTTACCCCGGTTAATTTCCCCGGCAACTTCGTTAAACTTTTCCTGTAGCTCATCGATACTCACGCCATACAGCGACGCCAGATTATTGAAGTCGATTTCCTTTTCAAAGTTGACGTTAAGCTGGCGTGCAGCGTTCTTCAGGAACGACTCACCGGAACCACCTTCCACCTTCTCCAGACTGACAAAAGCGTTGTATGCAGGCTCAAGGAAACCGATCGCATCGTCTGTATAGTCACCAAGAATGAAAACTCGACCAGGGTGGATGTCGACACGGCGAGAGGAACCATTGGGTAGAATCTCTGTGTACTGCCACATCTTCGGCTGACCATAATTCTTTGAAACCACTCCGTCATGCCATTCGCTGACTTTCAGTGAACCGGCCCATGCAATACTTACTTTTTCCAGACCACGCCCTTTCGTTGGTTCCAGATTCCACGCTTTATTATCTCGAATATGCAGGAGAATTCCTGCATAGCGGCCAACGAGACGTCGCCGATCAGCATCAAGAAACGCGCGCCAAAGTCGGTTAGTGAAAACCTGCTTAGTTTTGGACTCCCAAGACGTTTCCATGCGTGTTTCATCTGACTTTTCACCCTCAATGATTTCAGGGTTTGACTGCCAGCATTTACCAACAAGCTTTTCTACGGCACCGTGAGCTATACCACCGCGGCGGTAGAGCTTGTAAAGGTCATCGAAGGTTAATTCTTCTTTGAATCCGTATTCGCACCAGGCTGAATTACGCTTAGCGTCCAAACCCATTGAAGGATTAAGTAGCCCCATGCGGGCGCGAGCAAGCCTGACGTCATTCAGCGCGTGATTGACGGCTAGTGTTAATTTTTCAGTCATGGATTGTCCGTTATGGTCGTTTAGGTGGTGGAGCAATTCCCCTGGCAGGATATTTGGTGGCACATGGCTGATAACCCGGCCCGCCTTTTCTTTTGCGTTCGCAGCCAGGGCATTTGCATTTGTTTTTCATGATTATTTCCCTCTAAGGCGCTTAGGAATCATCATCCCCATCGATTGAGGTTTGCGTTTGATATACCCGTCCAGACCGTATCGGATTCCATCCCAGCAGTGGTTGTACTTATCCTCGATAATCGGCAAGACTTCGCCAGTGATACGGTCTGTTTTGTACGAGTAAAGCCGCGCCTCTTTCGCTGTTTCTTTGCAGCGAGGATGGATGATGATCTTCTTAAATCCACGTAGGAAAGTGATGCCGTCCTCTACGCTACCCTGCCATTTCTGAGCAGCTGAGATGTTGAATCCCTGCCCTTTGATATGGCTGATAGTTTCTGGCCTGGAGTTGTCGGCTTTGATGGGCCATTTACGCGATTCAGGGATACCGGGGAATTTCGTATCGTCAGTGACCTTCCAGTCCTTAAGCTGTTTCGGCGTGGCATCGGTTTTGCCTGCGTAAAACTTCCACATATCGTCGAGTTCTACTCCATTGCCGTAGGCCTCGTATTCGATGTAGAGGTTGTTATCCAGAATGAACATGCGAATGAGTGTGCTGGGGTCTTTCGCGAATCCGAAGTCAGCACCGAACAGCAAGCGCTCTGATTTTCTCCATAGATTGTCTTCGAAGCTCTGCACGACGTATTTGTTAGCCAGCACCTGCTTATCTGAGTTTTCGAGATATGCGCCTTCCCATATCCACGCGTAATCTGCGTAATCAAGGTTTGCCAGGTCTTCCTGTCGCTCTTCCTCAAGCACCGCAGGGAACCATGGATTGTCGACATAATTCATCTCGACAATCATTGAGCTTTTTGGGGGATTCTTTCTGAAAAGTTTGTCGGTGGCGCTGCCGTCCTTCTCCGGGTTCCACGTAACCCAGATTTCTGAGCCTTCTTCACGAACGGTCGGGCGAAGCTTTTTCCACGCAGTCGAAGAAACAGACTCGGCCTCGTCAACCCAGGCTACAAGAATTCGCGCTTTTGATTTGATGCTGTCTAGGTTATGGCGAAGACCGCAGAATACATAGCTGACCTTGCGGTTCTTTGTCCTGATGTATTTCTCTCCAATGTCGAAGTAATCGTCAAGCCACGCCACGGAGCGAATTGCCTGCTTTACCTCCTCCATGGAGGATTCTTCCAGCGAGTTCATGTATTCTCGAGCGCACAGGATAACTCCACTGATATTGGCTTCTGCCGCTTGATACGCTTTGACGGCAGTCATTAGTGCAAAAGTACGCGTCTTAGCAGATCCACGTCCACCGTGAGCACCACGATAACGGACTCCTTCTGTCGCGAATACAGGAACTAACTTGGCAGGTATCTGGAGGTCAACTTGGCTTTCCATTGGCTGGGTCAACTCCTACCAGGCGAATAGTGGTTGGCTTCGTTGCCATAGTTCCATCAGATGAGGTGTGATCGATAATCTGCTTATCAAGGCCGACCAGCTTAGCCTTACCCATTGTCGCCGCTACAGCTGCAGATGATTGTGGCGTCTCGGCGCTTAAGGCTTTTTGTCTGGCCTCTTCCAGTTCAGCGAGGAGAGAATCGACGGTGACGTTATGGCGTTGCTTAATCTCGCCCCTCAATTCTTTTATCCTTAGGGCTATCTTAGGGTTATCCTGCAACTTACATGCTTGAACATGTACTACCTCCGGCTTCATCTTGTCAGCAGCATACGCCGTCCGATAAGCCTCAGAAGCATTACCCGTTTCGATGTATGCCTGACAGAAAGCCTCTTGCTTTATTGTCAGACCTGTCATATTGGAATATTCCTTTGCTTAGTTGGTATATCACCCGTAGGCGCATATAAAACAAATTCTGTTTTATAGAGCTTTCATAGTGAAAAACCCTGTAAAACACCCTCGATTTCTTCTACCCCCGCATCGAGATGGCGAGCAATGAGGGATAAACCAGCCATCGTAAAAGCTGCAAACCCCGGTATGCATCGTTATTGATTATCATTGCACACTCACGCAGAAGGAGCTCCCATTAAGGGCTGCGGTCATTGTTAATGCGGTGATACTGCGACGATACAACGCTGTTATTTCCCCCACTTACTGGCTTGGGTTGTTTCGTGGTACTGCCGTAATGTACAAACTGGATTAACCAGCAGAATCACACCATGCCGGGCAAATACATTTGCACTTCATTTGCCGCTCTCTCACGTGCAACATGAAGCAATCTTTTTCGACCACCAATTCCCCACTTAGCCATTTGACTTGCGCACTGGCTTATCGCTTTGGTTTCAGTGTTGATGATGTGGTCAATTTTGTTCAGGCGAGACATGGCACCAACGCCGAGACGGACAATCGTTTTGAAAACTTCATAAACTTCGATTTCAAATTCCGGCTTAATCCATGCTGCATATCTGATTGCCAGTAGTTCAACGCCCCACACACCAGGTTCGGCACCACCTTTAATGATTTTAAGTGGTTGAATTTGTTTCAAAGTGCTTTTTTGCACTTTGACCTCTAGTGCTTTTATGAAGCGTTTTATCTGCGCACTACGCAAAAACTGGCTTGGGCGCTGTTGTTCTGTAGCCTCTCCGTTTGCAACTGCAGCTGCATGGAGATCGTTTAAGTTGTAGCGTCCGTCCTCATCAACACGAACGGACACACCATTGACCATAACTGTTGGGTACTTCATCAGTGATCACCTTTAAGTGATGAACCTTGTCACACAGGATTCCGGCCCACAGAAAGGCACCGATCACCAAACCGGCATCCTCAAGGGTCATCCTGAAAGGTTCTGTGTTCAGAAGTCGCGCGTGTGAAGCGCATTTACTGCGGATACAAAAAAGCCCCGCATTACGAGGCATTTTCATGAAAGTCACTTGTCAAATTTCTATGTGATGGAAATTATTTCAGGCATTGCGTCCTGATGTACTCCTGAAGCGTTCTCAGTGCTGCTTGGTCGCTGATGATTCCGTCCCGGATACCGAGAACGTTTCGTCCAGCAACTGGAGAGAGTTCGACGGTGGCATCATTGCCCATGCCGGAGGCGCTGGAGGTTTCGGCTGAGGATGACACAGGGCATTTTCCTTTGACGAGCACCCGACCACCATTATCAAGCTTGCGCCGAAGAGCATCATTTTCAGCTTTCGCATCAGCGAGTTCCTTTGTATATCTTGCATCGAGGGCAGCAACGTCACGCTGGCGCCCCTGCATGTCGTCAATCGTCTCGTTCGCCAGTTTCAATTTATGGGTGGCGGTATCGCGCTGGCCTTTGTAGGTGATGGCGTTATCACGGTAATGATTAACAGCCCACCCCATTGAAACCAGCAGGCAAATAACCACAGCGCAGATGATTGCGGTTA